GTTTTGTTCTGTTTTTTCAGCAACTTTAGCGGCTACGTGAGCAATTAAGAAATCAGCAAATGAAGGAGGCAAATTATCAAAGGCAGAATAACCCATTGTAATCGCTTCCCAAGTGTTATGGAAATCTTTTTTACAAAGTTGTAAATTTACTTGGAATTCTTCAGGTGTAATAATTCTTTCAGTTAGTGTAACTGTAGAAGTAGCATCAAAATCACAAGTAGCATTTTTTACAATACCATCTGTAGCAATTTTTTGAATTACTTGTTTGTATTTTACGTTAGGTAAAACTTCGATTCCACCATTTGCAATAGTTGAACCTGATAATAATGCAGCTGAGATGTATTTCCCTGCAAATTCTCCCGCGTAGGTAGAAGTAATAGAAGTAGTAGTAGCCATTTTTTATATTTAGTTAAAAAGTTTAGACATTACAAGGTCTTGTGTAGACATTGTTCGATTAGATGAAATTTTATTTAATTTAACAGAAGATTTAACTTCCGGTGAGTGTGTTAAAGGTTGTACATCAACTTCAGCACTTAACTCTTGTTTTACTGATTTTAATTCAGCAATTTCTGCACGTAGTTTTTCAATTTCAGAAAAGAACATTTCTTTAGTGATTGATTCAACTACACGTTTAGGAGCAGCAGCTTGCGCTTCAACTTCTACTTCAGCTTCAGGCGCAACTTCTTCTTCAGCAGGGGCTTCTTCAGCAGGCATTTCAATAGAAGCAATAACACCTTCTACTTCAACTTTCAAAATGTTTCCATCTTCAAGTTTGTATTCCCCTACAGGTAAAGCAATTCTATCTTCACCATTTACAATGAATACGGCTGCTTCTGCTTCAAACACTTCTGCTTCGATAACAGTAACACCATCTTCAAGTTTCATTTGGGCAAGTTTTACCTCCATTCCCAAAAGAGTTTTAATTTCGTTAATTACATTCATATTTACTTATTTAGTTATTTAAAGTATTCCTGATAATTGTTTTTTAAAACTATCTAATTCATTTATTCTTGAATCAGCAATTCTAATAGCATTATTCCAATCTTTTATTTGTTGAGTGTTATCTGCACTTTCACCAACTAATTCTTTATATTTTGCAGAAAATGTTTGTGAATCTTTAAACATTTTTACTCTTAAATTAACCATTTCTTTAGTATAAGCATCAACTTTGGAAATAGCTTCTTTTAATGCTTGACTTCTGATGTTTTGGCCTTCCTTCCAAATAGTTTCTATTTTTTTTGATTCTTCATCACCTGCTGCTAATTCAACTTTTTGCGCAGTTAATTCAGTTTTTTGAAACTTGTTTAAAATCTTTAGTGCTTCAGGTGTCATAGTAAAATTTTTTATATTAATAATTGTTGTTTTAAATTGTTATAAATTACTGCGCAGGTTCGTTGCCTTGTCCTACTAAAGTACCTATACCTTGTTCACGTAACTTACCATTGCAGCATTTAGAGTTGTACGTATTATCTTTACACAAGCAACCACGTTTACCGCCTTTTGGTGAAGTTGTTTTTATTTCTTTACTCATCTTTTAGTAGTTGTTTAATTTTTTCAATCAATTCATCATCTTTAGCTTTTTGAAAGTTCATTTCTACTTTGTCGCTGAAGTATCCTTCAATGCTGAAACCTTTAACTTTTTTAGTTTTAACAAACTCCTGCCAAATATCTTCGTTGTTTACTTTCATAGAAACCATCCAAGTTCCAATAGGCATTTCTAAACCATAGTTACGTGATTTGTCTACTTCACTTTCTACTATCCAAGATTCAACTACTGATAAATCTTTTAACTTTGTGCTATGTTCTAAAGTTGCATTATTTTGAAACCCATTCATTAGATATAACTCACTTGCTTTTTTTACTGTATCTTTTGAAAAGAAAATATAGTATTCATCATCACCGCTTCTTCTGTAAATATTTTTATTAGGTATTAATGCAGCACCCATTAAAATTCTTTTATCAGAATCTACTTCAGCAAGTTTAATTTCTATTTCTTTATTTAGTGCTACAAAGTTTTCTTCTATTGCAGGATTTTCTACAATTGAAATTGCTTCTACACCTGTAGCTTTATCATCATCTAATATTAATTCTACTATTCGCATTTTGTTTTTATTTTAAAATTAAATTTTATTGATTTTGTTTTAAATAGCTTTTTTTGCGTTTTAAAGCACTTTCTTTATTTTATATATTACCTGTTGTTTTTTTTTAGTTTGTTTATTAAATTAAAAATCCCTTTAAAATCAATACTTAACAGCGCAAGTTTTTATTTATAGTAATATGTTTTTTAATAGTTTTTATTTATCCTAATGTAGCTGAACGAATTATATTTCTATCTAAACCTTGCGCAGTAGTTACGTTATTTGCTACTACATACGCTTGGACAGGTTGTTGTTCTCTATTGCTAATTGCACCTGCTAATTGATTAACACCTGTAGCACCTACTACGTTAAAATTAGGAGCAGCACCTGTAGCGGGAGCACCACCACCACTACTACTACCACCGGGAACTTTAACTGCTAATATATTTTTTACAGTCATTAAACCCGTTGCAATAGCTACACCCGCAGCAGCAGCACCTAATGCAGGCCCGACTACAGGAATACCTGATAACGATTTATAAGAACTAACTGCTGATTGATACGTATCTATTGTAGTAGCCGCAATAGCTAATCCTTTACCTGCATCTGTAGCTTCGCCTGCCAAAGCAGCAGCATTTTTTAAAGCATTACTTCCCGCAGTTAAATAAGCATCACGTGCTGCAGCTTTTTCTTTTTCTATTTCTTTACTTGCATCAGCATTATCTTTTTCATTTTGCTTAATTTCGTTTCCGATTTCTTGCATTCTTGTTTTGTATTCTATTTCAGCATCTACCCTTGCTTGTGTACCTTCTGCCGCACCATCGATTTTTAATTGTAATCTTTGTCTTTCTGTTTCTTGTTCAGCAAGTAGTATTTCTCTTTCTGCATTTAATCTTGCTATATTATCATCATTTAAAGAAGCGTTAAACTTTTTATTTTCTAAAGCTAATGCAGCAGTAGCATCAACATCAGTTTGTTTTAAAGCAACTAATTCTTTGGTTAAAGAAATTTCATTTGAAAGTTGTTCACTTTTTAAGCCTTTAACCTGTGCAAGTACACCCTCTATGTTTGCTTGCGCGTTAATTAAAGCTACTTGGTTTTCTATTGATTTGTTATTAGCATAAGTGTTTTGTGCTGCTTGCAATTGTAAATCAGCCGCAGAAATCATTGCTTTTTCTTGTTTGTCTAAAACATCTTTTAATTTATTATTTGCAGTTATTCTATCTTCAATACTTAATAAATCATTGTCACGTATTTGTCTTTGTGCCTCTGCTTGTCTATCATATTGTTCAACTAATTTAGCTTGCTGTGCTGCTGCAATTAAAGCTGCATTTTGTAATGCTACATTTGCTGCTGCCGCGTTCCAAGTTTCTTTACCATATTTACTAATTGCACCACCAATTTTATCGATAGCTTCTCCTGCTCTATCAACCGAATTGTTTACACCTGTAAAAACATCTATTGATTCTTTACCTGCTTTTTTAACTGATTCAACTGCGGCTGCAAATTTACCTTCAAACAAGTTTCCTAATGCTTCGCCTAAATAACCTGCGGTTTTTAATAACGAATTAAAGCGTTCAATTAAATTTTCTTGAATTAAAGTTCCTAATTTTTCAATGTGTTTTTGTGGATTCTCAAATATATCTTTAAAGAAATCTACAACAACAGGAATATTTTTAATTAAAAAATTAACTAAATCATTAAATACTTTAGATAAAGCACCTAAAGCAGTTGCAAATTTATCAGCTACTACTTGATTTTGTGAAAACACATCTTTAAGTATAGCAAAAGCTTCAAGAAGCAAACCTATACCCATTGCTTTAATAGATAAACCTATCGCTTTAAATCCTTCACCAATAGATTTAACACCCTTTTCTGCGTTCTTTGCTGATTTGCCAATATCTTCAGTTTCCTTTTGGACATTTTGCATACCTTTTTTAAGGTCGTTTACATCTTTAACAACCTTATCAAAATTGCTTTTTAACTCTAAATCTATTTCGTACTTTTCAGCCATTTCATTTCCCTTTTAATTTGTGTATATCCTTTTTTAAATGTTGAAGGTAGTTCGTATTTACCTTTAGCAATTTCTATTAATTCGCTTTGTCCGTAATGCTCTGTGCATTGCAGAAGTTCTAATATTTGTTTAAGCATATTGTAGTACAGGTATTTGTATTATAGTTCCAACTCCGTTTTCAAAGTATTCTAATATCACTATATCGTTTCTATCTGCTGCCGTAGCGTTAACAGGAATAGTTACTTCTAACAATATATCAGTATCGTTATCAGTTGTTAATGGATAGCTTAAAAAGTCAGTAGATAGCTTTACATCAAATGTATCGTAGTTGTTTTTGTATATTATAAATTGAACTACCTGTGCAGTATTATCTACTATTAAAAATGGTATGTTTGAATATCTAAAGTAGGTTGTGTCTTGCAATATATCTCTGAAATCGTTTAGCAATTCTAATTCTACTTCACCTGTTGTTAAATCAGTTGTAAGTGTGTTTATAATATATCGTTTATTAGAAACTATTACCCTATCGTTTAAATTAATTGAAGCTAATAAATAAGGATTAAAATTTCCTTTTGCTTTTATTACCCTTGTGCGTTGGTTGTATAAATTTAAAATGTACTGACTATAAAAACGCTGATATAATCCGTTAGGTGCAAATGTTAAATTCCATACTGAATTTTCTACACCCCAATTTAAAGTTTGTAAGTAAGACAAATCAGAACCACCTAATTGTATTTCATTTGAAAATCTATTATAAAATGAACGTGTAATTGTGGTTAATCCATCGCTAAAAATTATATTATCAGCATAAGGGCCTAATCCTTGCAGTCCATTGTAATACATTAAAACAGGCTTTGGTGTATATGGTTGCAAATCTTTATTCCACATAGTTGTGGTTAAAAAGTTTTCGCCTGTAGTACGTTCCCACATTACATCTTCAAAGGGTGTTTTAACTTCGTAATTTTCTGTAAACGCTGAATTAGGATTTTCAAAAAACACATCGCCATATTCTTGGTTATTGTTTGCGCTTCTATAAAAATTATTTAAAACATTTTCTGAAGTTTCGTGTTTAAAATCAATCCGTTTAAATAGTTTAGGTTTGCCTATTTCTAATTCATTTGCCTGAATAAATTTTGTAATATCTATTTCATCCCCATTTTGATACCATAATTCAAGTGGTATAAAATCAAATGTATTTTCGGCAGTTGGCGCAATCACCATATTAAACATCTTAACTAATCCTGTTAAAAAATCAGTTACTTTTAAATCGGGTACGTAATTTCTAATATTTATAAACCCTGTACTTGTTTGCCACGTTCCTATTGCGTCGTGCCTTGCGGAATAAATATCGCTTGCTGAACTCGGCCCTGTACTTACAAATTTAAAATAACTGCTTATGATTCTACTTTCAAATGTTACAGCAGCATCGTCTGAATTTACAAAAAATGTAAAATTATAAACATCAGTAAAAAACTCTCCTAAAGATAAAAATTGAAAAGTTGTATTTCCGCTTTGATTTAAGAAACTTGTAAAAGGAATACCGTTATTATAAACGTGAATATTATAATTTGTTGATACTGTATTTATTTGAATAGAAAATCTACTTATATCAGGATAATCAGTTATAAAAGAGCCAAACCGCTCCATATAAATTTGTCTACGTATAACATTTAATGTGTTTGTAGTTAAATTATATTCTCCTGATGATGTAGTTGGATTACCTGTTAAACTTGTAAAATTAACTTGTAATAGTTCAGTTCTAACCTGCATTTCTTCAGCATTTTTGCAGTATAAAAATAATTCAGTAAAAGTTTGACTATTTAAAAATTCACCTGAAAAAATAAGGCCATAAGCCGATTGAATATATTGTAGTATTTTCGAAACTCGAATTGCAGGAAACAAAGTTCTATAATCTATTTGGCCTGGAACTGTGGTTATATCTTCTGCCGTTCCTGTCATAAACTCAAAACGTCTATCACTACCAACTAATGGAAATTTTACGTTAGCATAAGAACCTGTAACTACGTTTGATTGATTGTATTCAAAATTTAATTCATCATAATAACTTACATCGTTAGCATCTCTTAAACTATTTAATTTGTCTTCTTTAAATTTGTCTTTTAATTGAACTAAGTTACCAACGAAATTAATTGTATATGATTCTATAAACCCGTTTTTCTTATTGGCTTTATCCATTGTAAATTTACCATCACGAAAAGGAATAGTATCTATTTCAATAAATCCGTAATACTTTATTCTATGGTCAAAAGCACCATTTACATCTTGTGGGTTTTCTAAGTTTGTTTCACCTACTGCTGATTCGTACCAATGGCGTAAAATAGCGTTGTTATGTTTGCTTGCAGGAATTGTAAAGCTATTTGAATAATCCGTAAACAGTTTCCCTAAATCGCTAAAATTCTGTATGCTTGAAACAACCGAAATTTTTTCATCGCCAAACAATTCAATTCGATTTGCTACACCATCAACGTAAATATATATTTCTACACTTTGCATTATACTACATCGTTTATTAGATTGTAACTATAGATAAACTCAACTTCGTAATTAATCATCTTATCCATTAATCCTGTTTTAATTGGCATTGATTTAGTTTTAATATTAGCAGGTTTGTTATCTAATAAAATAGTTTCACTTGCCATTAAATCAAACATTAAATCAGAATAGTTTTCATCTACCCAACCTGTGTTTAGTTTAACACTTTGCGTGCCATTAAAATTAAACTGCTGCGTTTGATTTCTTAATGGATTGTAATCCCAATTATCAGGTAGTAATCTAAATTCACTATTCTTAACTTCTACGTTATTTGTTTGTGCTTTAAAAAATGTAAGAAATTGCCACCCACCAAATCTGTTTATAAATTCACAAATTACAGGAGTGTATTTAGATTCACACACAGGTAAAAAAGTAACTGTAGGTTGTAGTGTGCCTGTTAATTCTGATTCTATTATTATATCATTTCCAAAATTATGGTTTGCTATTCCTGCATCTTTTGCGGGTATCATAAATATATATGTATCAGCAGCAAACGAATCATCTAATAATACTTGTGTGCTTGATGTGGCGTATCTTCTATTTGTCCACTTTGCTTCAGTTATTGAAACTCCATCGTGTTCAATTAGTACGTTAAAATATGGTAATTTATCTTGTGCTAAAGTTTCGTTATAATACTGCGTAATTGTAGGATTAGTTAAATAAACAATAGGTGCAGTTACTACTTGGTTTGCACCACCTAAATAATTATTAAACCCACTTACACCAATGTAATTAATTTCACGTACAAGCACCCACGTTTTATCGTCTGCAACATTATAATACCATTCAGCACGTACATAAACCCACATATCATTTACATCTTCGTGAGCAAATGAACGTGGCACAGCATCTATTGTTTCTATTTGTTCAGCTATGTAAGGCGAAATATTAAATACAATTAAAGGCTGCGTTGTAGAAGGTATTTTCTTTTCAATAGTGTATGTAGGTGTAGCAGGTTCTGTTTCACCTTTATTCCAAATGAATAACCTTAATTGTGCTGCTACTTGGTCGTTTTCATCTACCCCTATAAAGTATGGTGAACGTGCATTTATTACTTTCATTATTTTATATCTTTTAAACTTGTTTTCATTAAATCTTCTACATCTAATGCGAATCCTTTTATTAAATCTTCTGTTATGTATTTTTTATATCCTGCTTCAAATGGTTTTGTAAAAAATAAACTTGGTCGTATTCCTTTGTTATAAATACTGCGTGTAATCATAAATGCAGTAGATTCATAACTCATAAATTTACCGTCTTTCTTTTTAAATTGTATTCTACGTGCTTTTACCCACTTGTTTATTCCTTCAGTTAATCCACCTTTCTTACCTGTACCACTACCAAATTTAAACGGTGAGTTTGGTGCTTTTAATGAACTGAATTTACCCTTTACTCCTTTGTCTTGAAATTGTCCATAAGCAGGCATTTCAAAATAAACACCTATTGAATTAGGCATTGCTTTTACTTCACCTTTTAATTGGCTATATAAATTGCTTGTAACGTTTTTATCGCCTTTAGTTAGATTAGTTCTACTTTGTTGTATTACATAGTCTCTAAAGCGTTCTAATGTCTTTTGTGTATTTATTAGATTATATGCCATTAGCAGATAGTTGTATCGTTTGCTGCTTCTACATTAAATGTAATAGTCCATCCTACTAACTTATTTTCAAACCTATCACTAAACGCTTCGTAATTTGCATTACCGTTTAACTGATAACCTAACGTGTATAAATCACCCCTACGCATTGATTCTACAAATCGTTTACCTATTTCAAATTGTGTATTAAATATATCTTGTTCGTTATCGTTATCTAACCACAAATCAGTAGATTCATCAGGTGAAATATCGCAAACATCCATAAGTAACACAGAAACGTTAAATAGGTTTGTATTACCTGTTGCTGATTCTGCTACACTATTTACAATAACGTGTGCTAAAGGGAATATAGTACGCTTGTTTAAATCTACGTTGAAAATATCACCTGTAGAACAGTTGTTTACTATACCATCCTGTAGTAGTGAATCACGTAATGCTTCTGTAACTTTATAATATGTTTTCATTTCTTCTTAGTTGTTGTGCTTCTAATTCGTTTTTTTCTTTTTCAAATGTTAAATAAGTTAAACAGGTTGTAAGCCGAAGTTTTGAAACTTCATCAAATCTTCTAACGTCTCCCTGAGCAAGACCATAGTAGGAACTATACCAACTCCATTTTCTGCCAAACTGTGCTTCTCTGCTAAATCCATCAATGCTTTGTCCGTCTCCAAATAATTCAGGGTAGACATCAACAATGCGTTGCCTAAATGATAAAAAAAAACCATTGCACCTAAAGCTACATCTAAAGGCATTTGTAATAATGCTTCTGAATATTCTGCTGAACCTTTGTATTCTTCTATTAGGTATTTCTTGTTTAGCTTATTTATTACAGGCCTGTATAAAACTGCCATTGCTTTGTGCATATTATCCCAATCAGAAATATATGTTTCTAAATCGGTATACTCACCTAAACTTATTTCATCTAAATTAGGAATAAAACCAAACTCTAAACCTTTGTGTTTAAATGTTTGAATTAACGAATAGTTGTTATTGAACATTTCGCCTAACTTGTTTGTTATAGCGTTAATATCCTTTAACTTCATTAGTGATATTTCTTTTAACGATAAACCACAAAATATTTCAATCATCTTGTGCTGCAAAAAATCACCTTCAGGATTTGATTTAGCTATACTTGTAAATCTTTGGTACTGTTCTAATGTTATTTCTTTTAAAGATGTAGGTATAGAAATTTCTAACTTCATAAAGTTTTTTATTTAATAATAACTTTTATGTGAAATTGTATTAAACAAAATAGCAAAGCTATTGAAACAGAAAAAGGGTAACATTTCTGCTACCCTATTTCCCACTATTTAACCAACCAATTTTATTTCTTAAAATACTCTATCCAAAAATCCCGAAGTGATTGTGATATTTGTGCGTATGGTATCCATACATCGTTCCCTTCATTTACCTTTAGTTCTATTCTGCGTTCTAAGGTCATTGTAGGCATTTCTTCTACTTTGTATATACGTTTACATACATTCTTAGAATTAAACGTTATAAGCGCATCGTAAATACCTGTGGCATCTATTGTAGCTTCTGAATCAAAACATTCATCAGCATATTCTGTGTAATAACTAATTTTGTAGGTTCTCATATTATCTGTATAAATAAGAATCACTAATTGAAAACAATTCTTTTGTATCAATACATTCAACCAAAATAGAATATGTATTTTCTATTCTACCAATAAAGGTATAAATACCTGTGATGTTATTAAACCCATCTACTGTTTCTACGTTTTGTAATTTTAAAGTTTTCATAATGTGTTTTTATTTGTTGTTATTTCTTTGACAAATATACACCTACTTTTTACATTATTAACACTCAATGTTAATTTTAACAAAACTTTAACATTTTAAGTATGCTGCTGCTATTTCATACATCTTATGCATTAGTTTTATTTCACCAATGTTTCGTGGTAAAGCAATATCTACTTCTACGTTTTTAACGTGATGTATGTAGCATTGTATCGTAGCTATGAATTGTCCGTATGTCATTTAGTAAACAAAGTAATTACCCTTGTTTTTATTTTCTAATTGGTAAGTAACGCAATAACGTAATGGGTCTAATAAATGGTTGTGTGCATCTTGTGGAGTTTTAGATTTCTTTTCCAACCAACAATAGTTATTTAGTTCCCTGATTAAATTAATAGATTCAGGTGATACTATCAAATCATAATCTTGTAAAATACTAATGCCATACGTTACTGAATCAGGACCTTTAACTGCAGGTACAATATTCAAACCTAATGTTTGTAGTTCACTAATCAATCTTGGTTCTGCCGAATCAGCAACTATTAAAGCATCGTTTGCGTGCTGCTTGTTTAAACTGTATATCTGCGATGTTGTTAAACCTTTTAGATAAAACCTTTCGTTAATGTATATTCGTTTGTTAGATGTATCTATATTGCATTCTAATAGTGTTGATTCATCTGCTGCAAATCCGTAATCCTGACCAAAGATAGATTTACCTATTTGTTTGTATTCGCCTATTGTCCAATTAGTAAATATAACTCCTTCTGCTTTGTCCATCCATCCACCTAATATCTGATGATTATACTTTTCCGGTCTACGTTGTTTTATATTCTCTATCTGTGTTATAAATGATTCAGATAGATTTTCTATGTTGTCTAAGTATGTAGTGTGTATGTATGTAGTATCACCTTTTATTAAATTGCTTCCTGCTTGTACACCTTTATCTTCAAAGAACTTTTTATAAATGAAGTGTTCTTTTGTTGCAGGATTTAACACTAATAAAACTCTATTGTGTATTCCTTTTGTTCTTATACTAAAATCAATCTTTTCAAATGTTTCTTCATCTGTTAATTCTTCTGCTTCATCTAATACCCAAGTAGTAACACCTGCTAAAGATTTAAGCGAAGCAGTTTGTGTACCACTACTTGTTTTAATACCTTTAAATAGAATCTTAGAACCTGTTTTTAAATTTACTATTTCATCTTTAGTTATATAAAAGTCGCTGCTTAAATCAGCTCTTTCAATTTTATCTATAAACTCAGGAATAATAGAAACGTTTGCAGAAGTTAATGTGTAACGTGTGAATAATATAACGTGGCCTGATTCATAAGTAAGCAATAGTAAAAAGGAATTAAGGGAATATGATTTACCACTTCCCCTTCCTCCTGTTATTACAAAGTATCTACTATCTGAACCAAGTAAATTATATTTCTGATTTATTGCTATTCCCAACTTTGAAGATGTCTTTTATATTAAAATCATTTACGTTGTGTGTAGCCTCTATAATTTCTTTTGGTTTGCCGAATATGTGTTCAGCTATAAACAACTGTCCACGTTGTGAATCCATTAAAGTAGTTTTAACAAATTCAATCTTTGTTTCTTCTTCAGTTTCTTTATTGTAAAGTTCACCTAATGCTTTTAAAAAGATGTTGTTTACTTTTTCTTCTTCCACTTTTGATTTACGGCCTGCGTTTTTATTACCACCGTTAAATTTTCTTCTATCTTCCATATCAAATAAGTAATTATTAATGAAATAAAAATAATCTATTCTTCTTTTTGTTTATTAATCAAATATAATAAACATAATGGCTAAAGTTAATAATAAACCTACATAAACTTTAAATGCAGTTTTAGCTAAAAATCTAATTTCTTTTCTGTCTTGTTCTGTTAGTTTCATTTGTAAAGTTGTTTAAGTTCTTTTCCTATTTCTACCCATTCAGGATAACCTTGTTTAACATATCCACTTACTACAAATCGTAAATAGTCTTTAGTGTATTTCTTATGTAGTAGTTCTGCTCTTTCTTTATTTGTCATCTCTATCAGTAATTATAACTTCAGGTTGTTCATTTGTATTCGTTTCTTGCTTTTGTAAAGTAGATAGTGCTACCCTTAAATTAGCTATTTCTTGTTTGTAGTTTAGAATTATATTATCACTTGCTTTTTTTTCATTTTCAAGTTTTCTGTTTTTATCTTCTAACTTAAACTCATTTATTCTTAATTGCACTATTTTATCAACTAAGTATTCTACTGTTTTGTTTTTCATATTTGTATATCTTTTAGTTTTAATTCTTTTCCAAAATCACATATTTCATTTTTTACTTCTAACCAATACGGGTTATTTATAATTCGCATTCCATCTATTTCTTCTGTTTCAGATAATAATTCTTCTACTACAATTAATGCACATCTTTTACTTTCATTTAAAGTTTGATGAAATAAAAATTTTCCTGTAACTTTATTGTGAGTAAAATTAAATTTACCTAATAATTCAATTGCTTTTTCTTTTGGTGTCATTCTTTATCTTCATCTATTAGTTTAACTTCTATTTCTTTTATACAACTTTCACACATTATTTCATCTTGTAATCCTGTTGTTATTATTATGCTGCATTTATTACATAGTGTAGCACCTAAACCATTATTGTATTTATGTATTGGTTTGTATCCTGCTTTTAGTCGCATTAATATCTGCGCTCTTTCTTTTGGTGTACTCATATCTTTCTTTTGCTATTTATATCTACTAATTGATTTAATCTAAACAAAAATAATTCGTGATGTTCTGTGCCTGCAAATTTAGCTAATAATTCTTTTATTTCTTTTATTGTTGGTTCAGCATCGTTTAATAATTCTTTTCTTAGTTTTTCATTCTCTATTTGTAAATCTATTAATTCACCTTGTAAGCGGTTAATTTGTTTGCGTAGTAAATCTATATCAGTTAAATCTATTTCTTTGTCAAACATCTTTAAAATGCGTTCCTTGTACTTGTTTAGTGTTGGGTTGTATCTTACAAGCATATCCCATTGATTCAATCCGTGTATAACTGTAGCGTGATTCTTATTTACTGATTTACCTATTTGCTTTAAAGTTGTTTTAGGTGTTATTTCTTTTATTAGTGTGTAATATAAACTACGTGCTTCTACTTGCTCACGTGTACGTGTAGTATCATCTACATTTATGTTAGTTTGTTGTAATACTAATTCTTTTATTTTATTGTTTATTTCCATTTTAATTTCTTTGTTTTTATTTCTTGCTTTTTTGCTTCATCAAATAAGATGTGAAATCTAATTACTTCTACTGCTAAATGTACACCCTGACAAACTTCAAATAGTTCTAAATCTTCGTAGTGTTTTATAACCTCACGTAGTTCTTCTAAACTCATTCCTTGTTCGTATTCGTATAATGCAAGGTTGTAATGTTCAGCAGTAATTTCTTTCATTAATCTTTTTTAAATGTTCCGTTTTCCATTTTGCCTGTGCGTTTAGAAATAACATCGTAAGCAGAAGCAATACAGTCTTCAAGTATTAAACCTTCTAAATGTGCAATGTTAGTTAATACTACAATGCAATCACCTATAGCATCTATTATTTCATCCCTATCGTTGTGTAGTAATGCTTTTGCTAATTCGCCTGCTTCTTCTTGTAGTTTTAAAAACTGTGTTCTTGAATCTGAATTATTATAGATTCCTTTGTTAAATGCCCAAACTCTAATTTGATTAAAAATTTCTATTGTCATAATTGTTTATTTAAAATAATTCTATTTGGTTAGTTTGTTTTTTGTTTACTATTCCTAATGCTATTTCAAAAATAGTTCTTCCTGCTTCATAGTCAACTAAATTTCGAGCCATTTTATCTAATCTTTGATTTCCTTTATATTTTCTAAAATCATAATCGTGAAATTCAGAAAGCACATTTATTTCATTTTCCATTAAACATAAACTTCCATTTAATTTTCTTTCTTTTAAATCTATTGGCAAATTAAAATTTGTCCAATACAAATGTCTACCTCTTTTTTGTGCAGGAATTAATGGTTCATAATATGGTGTAACGTTTTCAACTACATATTTTCCATTAAAAAAATTATCTAAAAAAATTATTTCTTCATATAATTTTAAATCAGGATATAAAAAATTAAAATTTTCTCTATTTTTTTGGCTCACTCTTACTTTACTATGGCTTGGGCAAGGTGGAGAACTCCAAATAAAATTAAACTCTTTAAAGTTATCTAATAAATACTGATGTGCATCTGTAACTATTACTTTATCATTCGGGAATCTTTCTTGATATAATCTTGCAGCTTCTTCATCTAATTCAATAGCAGTCACTTCAATTTTAATACCTGCCTCTTGTGCTACTTCATCCCACTTATATCTGTTACCACCTAAACAAGCATATAGATTTAATATTTTCATAATTTATTACTTATAAAATTCCACGTAATACATACTGATTCAAATCTACATCACTATCTTGACCAAAGAAATATTTATAGTTACTAATTCCCTGCTCTAATTTTTCTTTTCCTCTTTGGTAAAATTCATCTGAACATTCAAAGATACCAATATCTAAACTACCTTTGTCAATACACACAAAAACAAATTCATCTACACCAAACATTTCACGGTATAAATAAGCCTGCAAATCGTAGCTATATTTATCTGCTGAATAACGAAATTCATTTAATCCGGTAGTAGTTTTTAAATCTACTATCATATTTTCACGTAATATATCTGCTTTTGCTCTAAATGGTAATCCGTCTATCATTGCTATTTCAGGTACTTCAAATCCTGCTTTACTCATATAGTGTACTGCTTCATCATTCTTTAAAATTGCATCAGCTAAACGTTCTGCATCACGCATTTCTGAAGATGTGTAAACTTCTTTACCTTCTGCCTTTGCTTCTTTGTATGCTTTTGCTGCTTTTGTTGCTGCATCTACAATTACAAACGTATCTATCTTTTCGGGTTCTAATATCAATGTATGGAATAGTTTACCATCACGTAACGGTTGCGTTTCTGCTTGACCATACTTTGTTACGTATTTATATGTTTTAGGCGATTTAAGCACCATTTTCAATGTAGATGATGATAATGCTTGTTTTCCTAAATAACCATAGTAAAAGTCATCACTGTACATATTATCTAAAATTTCTTTTTTGTCCCAAATCTTGTTGTCTAAAGTTGTAATCATTTTATCTAATGTTTAATTGGTTTAAATTGTCCATTGTTTCATCGTAGTTTAATACTTGTTTAATTTCTTCAAAGTAGGCATATTCTGTTTGCCATAAAGATTCTAAAGAAGTTATAACTTTAGTTAGCTTGTTATAAGTAAATGAATCATTCATTGTACTTGCTAAATCAGTTAGTAGTTGTAGTTCTTGTAAAATTTCTGTCTTAGTCATTTTTTTGTTCTTTTAGTTTGTTTAGTAATTCTTTTGCTTCTTGTTTTAATCTATATTGTATTTCAAATATAGTTTCTCGTTTTGGTAAAGGATTTTTTGAGTATGCCATTTGTCTTTGTTTTTAAATTATAAGCAAATATAAACAAGTTATTAATACAAAATACATTTTAGTAAAACTTTAACACTTACTGTTCACTTTTATTTTGTGTTTACGTTTACGTGAACAAACTATTTTAATGAACAAAGGTAGCTAATTGCTACCCTTATTTCTTAATTCGTGTTGTATTGCTCTAATTTTATCATTTAGCTTTTCATCATTGCTACCTTTCAAATATAGTTGTTCTCGTTTCTTGAGTAGCTGCGTTAATCTAAATTCTAATTCTAATGTTTCAAATTCTATTTGTTCAGTTCTATCCATTTTGCTTGTTCTTTTCTTACGTGTGTTAATTCTCTTTCTAAATAATCTATTGCTTTTTCTAAATCTTTTATGTGATTGTCTTTCTTTCTTGCACGTGCTACATATTTAATTACATTGCCTTCGTTAAAGTTCAAATCATAATCTTTTACAAAATCTATTACATCGTAGCTTTTGTTATTGTCGTAGTGGTTTGGTGTCATTTTTTAAATCGTTTTGAGTGTTGTGTGTAAAGTTCCATAATCTTTTTATCTGCTTCGTATTGGCTAAATTCTTTTCTCACGTTATTTTCTTCTAAATAAATTTGCCTGTGTAAATCGTTTAAACTGTACTTGCTAATCCAATACTTATTACCACCTGCAGGAACTATTACATAAGCTAAATTATTTTGGTGGCAAATTCGCATATCATTTAGTTCTTGATGTGCAGGGTAGTATTTTACTTCTTGTTTTTTTGCCATTAAAAAGAAAATGAATTATTTATTTCATTACCCCAAACATCCCATCCTTCAAATTTTTCACGAGCAAATAATTCTACTCTTGGTAAATCTCCAAGAAGTTCAACTATTCTTGTCCTTACTTCATTTGGTTTTTTTGAGTGATGTTCTCTTTCACTTTCAATTAATGCTCTAACATTATGCTTTAAAACTAATTTATGAGCATTTTTTCCTTTTGTAGCAAGAAGGCATAATTCTGTTCCGCTTTTCATTGTATAAGCACCCATAAAACAAACAGGTAAACCTTTTTTATTTTTTTTATTCCAAACAAAACCTATTGTTTTATAATTAAATCCCCAAGAATTTATAACATCAATACATTTTGATAAATGATAATCTGTAGTCCATATAAAAAGAATAGCATCATCATCAGTAATTTTTTTTACAGGTAAATTTTTTATATCATTTGAACTCATTACTGGATATGGTGGTCTCCTCATCCCTTTTATAGTTGTGCAATTTTGTTTTGCAGTACTATCATTATAATAACTCCAAGGCGGGTCAGCATAAATTATTTTATATTTCATATATAATTAAATAAAATTATTCTATTCTTAAAAATTCTGCTTGTGCATATTCAGCAAACCATTCTTTATTTTCTTTGTATTTATCAATTACTGCATTTATCATTACAATTTCATCTATAGTGCAGGTTTGTAACTTATAAATTACATCTTCTATTGCGTTTAAAATGTTTGTTGTCATTTCTGCATCAGTTTTATAAATTGTTGCATATTCTGTACGTACTACTTCTTCTAAATCTTTATTTAAAGAGTTAATTTTGTGTTTAATCTGCTGCTTGTATTGCTTTGTAAAATACAAATTTTCATTTGATTCAAGTAATAACTGCGATAGTAATACTGATTTTAGGTATTCTAATTGTATTGGGTTTTCTTTCATAATTGTTCTGCTAATTTGATTTGTAAATATGTTACTTCTTTTGCTATTCTGTTTGTGTTTGTAAATTGTGTAGTTGCAGGATTTAAATAATTAATTTCCCATATTGGTAATATTTTTAAAAGGTTAAACGAAAATATACCTTGCGGTGTTGAATTAATATACAAAGGAATATCTAAATGCTTTTCACATTCTTCTATCATTGCATCGTACTTTTTCTTTTCAAGTAGTAAAGTATCGTAATGTGCTTTTCTGCATTTTAGTTCCAACCTAAATTTAGTGTCAGGTGAGTAACAATCCCATCTTGACATTTGATTTTTAGATTTAACTAAATCAGGAAATTTATTTTCCTTTAACCAATTAAATAAATCTTCTTCTTTCCAATTAAGCATCTATTGTGTATTCGTTGTAAACTTTTCTAATTTCGTTTACTCTATCCCTCCAACAAGAAGCGCAGTTTGAATTTTCTATTTTTTTATTAAAAATTCTATAATAAATATCTATTAACTTGTATTGCTGATTAACTGTTAATTGGTCTTTTAATACTGCAAATAAATCAGTCAAATAATTATAATCTTCTTCTACCAAACAATTAGGTTTGTGATAAGAAAATAATTTGTTTAATACTTCTTTTCGTTTATCACACCCACAATCCACACCTGTTACTTTGCTAAACTTTTCTACAACTGCTTTAATTCCTGTTGCTTCTGTGATTTGTTCTATGGTATCACCTAAACCTGCTGCTTTTTTTCTACCTCGTGCCATAATTTTTTGTTTTAGTAAATTCCGTTATAATCGTTATTAATGTAATCCTGATAATCTTTATTGAATTTAGTGTTTAAAATTTCTTTGTAGTTTTTTATTGAATTAAAAATTGATATTAAACTAATGTTTGTTTCTTTTGCTATATCACGCATCGACATATCAGAATCCCTATAAAGTTTAAATAGTTTTTCGTCGTACCAATGCCAATTTTTTATTTCTTCATCTATTAGCAAACAAATATCATTATAAGCATTGTGTTCATCTAAATTAGAATCATCAAACAAGGTAAACTGTTCATCTATAGAAACTTTATTTACTTTCATTTTCTTGTTATAGTACTGAAAGAATAAACTTTTAAGCGTAAAAAACACATAACCCTTTCTAACATTGCCTGAAGCATCTATAATCTTTGTAGCATCAGCATACTTGTACAAAGCTATGTACGTTTCTTGCACAATATCTTCAGCGTAATCATATTCACCAAACGAATTAATTATCTTAATCCATTCTTTGTGGTGCTGTGCTACTTGGTTGAGCCATTTGTTGTCCATACAAAAGAAAATGAAATTACAAATAAGAGCACTTGTATAGTATGTTCTACTTCATCTTCAAAATCATCATCGTTATATAATGCACCGAGCATTACACCTTTAATTGGAGTAATAAGTATTTCGCAGTCCACAAACTGAAATACTATTAAACAAATTACACAAAAGCAAACAAGAAATAAAATCATAATTAAAACATTTTAGCGGTTATACGTGCTTCTTTTCGTTCACGTTGTATCGGTTTAATTTGAAAGTTAACAGTTATATCAGTTAGTGTTTCATCTTTATCTTGCAATCCGTTTATTACTTCTTCGAGCGCAATGTAATCAAATTTAGATTCTCTATTACACAATCTTTCAATTAAATGTAAATCAGCCTGTAGTGTTCTAAAGTAATGCAGCATTTCCCTATTATCACACCAATGTAATTCCATTCGTGCTGCTTCTGTTTTTAGTTCCTGAATTTTGTTTTCTAATTGCATCTTAAAATACTCCTTTTAATACATCGTATAAATTACCTTCTACTTGTGGTAAACCTGCTTTGTTTACTTTAAAACTAAAGTTTTCAAAACTTGTATTTCTACTTCTTTTACACGATACGGTTACTAATTCTTTGTTTACTGTGTTTAGTTCTAATTGTATTTGTGTTTCGGCCTTCTTTTCTAATGCTGAACCTAAATGCCCTGTAGGTTTATCAGTTCCAAAATTAGAGTGAATAACAGTTACAATGTGACAATGCAGTTCCTTTGTCCATTTCATTAGCTTCTGGACAACTAAATTAGATTCTTCAATATTGTTTACATCTGAACATAAATCTGCAATACCATCTATAATTACTAAACCTATTTCTTTACCTTCTAACTTTTCATAAAGGCAATATTCTATAAAATCAATTCTATCTTTTGCGCTTAGTTGTCTTAATGCGTAAGTGTGATAGTTTTCTATTTTATTACCGGACATTTCCATTGGTCTTTTAAAAACTAAAGAAGCGTGAAAATTACCTTGTTCTGTGTCAAAATGAATTAAATGTTTACCTTTTCTATTCCCTTTTAAATCACCTGATATTCCGTTTATTTCATCGTTTAAATATACTGCTGAAAGTAAACTAATAAAAAATGTTTTCTTGCTTTTAGGCGGTGCTTGTACAAAGCTAAAGTTACCATAAGTTCCTACAGGAATAGGATATTCAATTACACCATCTTTTGTTTCAAATGATTTAGTTCCAAATGAAATAGCAGGTAACGGATATTCTATTTTTTCTAAAGGGTTTATATAACATTCTTCTTCATACAACTGCATTATTAATCTGTGCGAATCTTTGTCTATTGTCATTTGTCTTTATTAAAAAAGGGGCTTTTACACCCCTATTAAATCTAAAATGGTAAATCCGAAGTTTCTTCTACTGCTGCTTTTGCTTCTTGCTTTGTAGCAGTTGTTACTTTACCATCTGTCCAAACTACTTTACCGTTGCCAAGATAGTTTTTTGCTTTTTTAGCTTCACGTTCTTCTTGTGTTTGTGAATCAGTAATAGAAACATTTTGTCCCCATTGGTTTGTTTCATCACTAATTGATATTGTGCCGTTGTAGTATACTGCACCATCTTTACCAATTACAAACTTTTCTTTTGGTAGTTTATCTACCCTTAAACTAAAATTAATTAATGTACTCATATTTACTTGATTTTTAAAAGTTCTTCTTTTACTGATTTTGCTAATTTATATTTATTTTCTATCGTTGCAATATTACCACCTTTTTTTAAATATTCAATAGCTTGATTAAATTCAGGTGTATTTTTGTTTAGCCATTTATCTTCTGTTACAGGTTTACTTTCTTTACCGTGTGAATTAGTAGCATCAGCATCTTGTGTATCGTCAATTAGTAACAGGTTGCCTAATGCATACTTTTTACCATAAGATGAAGCAGAACCAAACTGTTGTGGAACTTGCATACCTTTTTGTTGTAAATCTACACCGACAATTGCAGTAGCTTCTATTTCGTTAATTTCGTTGTTATCGTGAATAGTAGCAGTAGAAATTAGTATTGGTGTAGTTTCAAATATTACACTTACTTCTTCACGAATAGTAAAGTAAACACCATACTTTTCGTTAAATGGTTTTAATCCTTCTAATATATCTTCAGCACTTCTAAAGTTATATTTACCAAAGCTATTAAATCTACTTTTATTCGACTTAAATTCTACCTGTATTTTAGATAGTTTTTCTGCTAATGTCATTTCTGTTTTAGGCATTTTGTTCTTGTTTTAAATTATAAATCTGTTGTTTAATTATTCTTTTGTAATCTGTAGGGCAATCATCTGCTGCTAATTCAAAGCAGTAAGTTTCTAACTGTGATAGTAAACTATTCATTTTGCAAACATTTCTTTGTAATGCTTCAATTTGAAATCTTTGGTAATCTATTAAATCTTTCATTAGTATCTAAAAATTATTTGTAATAAAAAATACATTGCTGCTATAAAGCAAAATGTGTATTGGTACTCGGCCTTCTGAATAAAGTTTTTTAAAAATGTTTTCATAATTTGTTATTTGTTATTGTTTGATGGAGCAAATGTATATTAAAAAAGTATATACTAATTTTTTTTAACAAAACTTTAACATTTAAGCAAAAAAAAGGGTAGCTATTAAACTACCCAATTTTCAAAGAAATAACAAAGAACAGACAAATTATATTTTACTTTTATAGTATTCTATTTTTTCGAGCAAATCTACATCGGCAAATTTAACTGTTTTTCTCGATTCATTTAATAAAGTTATTGACATTGTTTCACCCAAGTATTTTGAGTATAAGTATTGTTCACCACTTCGCATAACATTACAAGCATAACATTGAACTTGTACGTTATCTTCGTTCCAACGTGTTGAGTAATGCCTTCTACTCATAAAATGGCCCGCCTGTAGTTTACGCCATTCATCTTGCTTACCACAAGTAATACACTCAGCTACACCATTTACTGCGTATCTTTGGCGTATGTATTGACTGAAAATTGTATCTAACTTTTTAACTAACGAACTTCTACTTACTTTTTTAGCCATAACATATCGTATATTGCATTTTAAGCGTTTCTAACGAACTTTCTTTGTGTTTTGATATACTTGTATACCCGACATAAAAACAATGCGTTAAAACGGCTGATTTATTTTATTTTTAATTTTAATAATATATATAATATAACACTAAATATAGTTAAATATATAACTAAAAAATATAATATAATATAATAATACTAAATATATAACTAAATTATAATATAATATAATAATATATATAATATAGCTTAAAAAAGTATTTTATCTACCTTGTCCTGTATATTGCTTTTTATAGTTCTTAGAAGTTTTTAATTTAGAACTTTTAGATTTAGCGTGAATATTTGGTCTTGAAATATCTTTTTCAATTTTTAAAGTAGTCGTAGTTTGTTTTGCCATTTGTAAGCTAAATAAATTAAGATGATTATTAATAAAATCCACCAATAGTTTAAAATACTTTCTTTTTTGTCTATATTTTTAACTTTAGTGTTTTGTTTGGTAGAACTTTTAGCTTCAGTATGCTTTATAACGTGTTTTAAATCGATTTGAGCAACTTTATTAGTATTTTGGTATGTAGTATTGTCTTTACGTTTTTTAATGCGTAATTTCACGTTAAAATACGTTTTACCATTTACTTTAATTTCTTTTGTAGAATCTAAGGGAATTATACAAATTTCAGTTTCTTCAGTATCAATATTAATATTAGTAGAATCATCTGTAGTTTTAATAGATTTACTACTATCTATTTGAGTTGTAGTTACACTTGAATCTTTTTTAATTTCTGTAGTGTTTATTTGTACTTTTCTTGAACCACAAGATAGTAATACTAAACTAACTAAAATATATAAATGCTTCTTCATTTCTTCTTAATGTTAATCCGCGTACTACTTTACCACCTGCTTTATTCCAACGTAAAAATTGGTCTTTTATCTTTGGATTCTTTGCGTTTTCATTTACCATTTTTAATAAAGTAGATAACTGAAAAGCTGCTATTCCAATGTTGTACGATAGTGAAACTAAAGAATTAAATTGATTTTGATTTATAGGATAGGTAACTAACTTACTTATTTTATCAGCAAATCTATCAGCTATTTCTTTAAACATTTCAAACGCTTCTGCTTCTGTAATTGGTTTATCGAGTAACGTTACTTTTTTTGAGTTTGTGTAGTAACAATTCCCATAACCTATCGTAGGAACTTTTGCAGAACACAAATATGGTTTAGCACTAAAACCTTCAAATTTTGTGATTAACCGGTAACCTTCTGAATTTAATTTCATTTAGAAAAAGTTTTAAAAAGTAAAGTAACTAATGCAGCAGTAAAAGCAGCAACTACAAATTTAGCCTGTCTAACATAAACTTTCATTTCGTTATCGTTATCTTCAAGTTCAGTTACTCTATTATCAATATCCGATATTTTCCATACTAAACCTTTATAGTCGTTTAATGCAGAACCTATTAATGCTTGCTTAATTTCTTTTATATCAGAAGAACGAATTTCACTATCTTGTTTTAATAATTTTAAGTGTTGTTCTATTCTGTCTAATCTTTCTGATTCTAAATTACTCATTTTTAAATTTATTCGGTTGCGACAAATATAGCTTTGCAGCACCAAGTGTTATTACTAAAATCTTAAATATAGTTCCTACGTATTCAGGCAATCCTAACTGACTAATTAATTCCACAAGCAAGTCAGTCGTTTGGTCAAGTATTCCCAAAACGATTAAAATAATCGGCAGTAAATGCTCTTTAATTTGTTTCATTTTCTTTTAGTTTCGTCTCTAATTTATCCAATATTTGGGACAAAGCAACCACGTCAGCCATTTGATATACGCCCGCTTTTACTGCGATTTCAATCGCTTGCTTAATTACGTTTAATTCTTCCATTTTTAGTATGTTAAAATAGTTATGTTTTTGTCTTTTGCTACGCAGGTCTCTACCCACGTGTTATCCTCGCCCCACTCCGCAAACTCTTCGTCAGTCAGCGTGTAGTTCCAAGACGAACAAACTACGCCTTCTTCGGTTAGTAGTTCGTTGTAAGTAGTGCAAGTAGTTGCAGTCGTTTCAAAGTTAAGGATTAAAACTTTTAATGTTGTTGCTTCTCCTGTAAAGGGGAAGTTAATCGGTTGAATTTGTGCCATTTTTTTATTTTTTTTTATTTTATAGTACTACTATTGTTCTTGTAACTCCTCCTATTCTCATTTTTAAATCAGTTCCATCAAACCAAATGTCTCCGTTTGTTGGTGATGTCGGTGCAGTTCCGCTTGGTATTCTAAGCGAAGCCTTAGCCGTTGTTGCTGCGCCTAATATAGTAATTCCGCTTGAAACCTCAATAGCACGCCAATCAGCCGCAGCCGTTAAAGTAGGTGCAATATATAATCCTCTTGTTATTCCACTTGCTCCGCCTGTTTGGTTAATAATAGGTTGTAAAGTTACATTACTAAATGTATTTGTCCCTGTTGTTGGCGCAAAATTATCGTTAATCACAAAAGTAGTTCTTGAAACTGATGTTGTTGCTGAATTTGTTTGTATACCAACACCAACACTTATGTCTTGTCTATGGTAAATGTTAACTGCTCCACTATTTGAAAAAATACCATTGTTAAAACAAAATCCGTTTATAGTTGTATTACCCTGAATCCTCGCTGTGCCGTTTACGTCTAATTTATAGCCTGAGTCGGTTGTGGTGTTTATTAGTACGTTGCCACTTCCAAAAATTACTTTTGAATTTGATAATGTGTTTAAGTTTAATGGATTAGCATCAATATTAAGCGGAGTATAAACACCTGTATTTGTATTCCATCCTCTTAATGTATATGATGTTGAACTTGCACCATTTCTAAATTGAACTCCTAAACCTGTTGTATTAACTAATTGTAATGAAAGAGTAGTGTTTATCATTTCCATCACACCTAATCCATTCACATTTAAAATGTCTGCTGTATTTGCAGAATTTCTAATTTTAAAAGCTATGTCAGTTGATAACGCACCTTGAGCAGCAATGTGAAGCCTTGATGTTGGCGTTGCCGTTCCAATCCCTAAACGATTATTCGTGTCATCCCAAAATAGGTTTGCATTGTCTTCCGCTATGGTCGTGCCATTTGAAAATAAAACGCTGCCGCTTGTTAGTGCGGGAAGTGTAAATTTGCCGTTAAATGTACTCCAATCCGTAGACGATAAAGCTCCACGATTTGCAGCCGAAGCCGTTGGAAGATTAAATGTGTGCGTTGCAGTTGTTGAACTTATAGCAAAATCCGTTCCGCTTGTGCCTGTTGCAAATGATTGCACTTGCGCAGTCAATCCGTTTAGCGCAGTTAATCCTGTTGAAAATGTTGTAATGACTTCGCAAAGGTGTCCGTTTTCAGTATGTAGTTTAATTGTACGGCCCGAATTGTTTACATATATTCTTACCGCCAACCTATCGGTTAAAGCTAACGTTGTTTGTGGGACAGGTAATGCACTAAGATAAAGATGTGTTGCCGTTCCATTGGTAATGCCTTCGGGATTTGCTGAGTTTGACGCTATTAATGATAAAGTCGTTCCATCCCATTTGTATAATTCAAGGTAAAATGATGGACTACCGCCATTGCTTGAGGCACTAAAATAGGTTTCAAAGTTCCAATTACCCGCAGGAATTTCCAATAAATTAGGAACGTTTGCGTCGGTTATAAAACTTTGAATATATCCGTTTGCTGCAATTGTAAAATCAGTTCCCGCCCCTAATATCGGAGTTCGGTCCATCTCTTTAAATGCAACGCCGCCAAAAGTGCCTTGCGAAACTGAGCCATTTAAGTAAAAAGCCAAAGACGACCCTCCACCTGTTGAAGTTGGGAAGTTTGCAAGTGAGCCATCGCCTCGCACGTATTGAGATACAAGGCCCGCACCTGTAACTTCCAAAGTTCCTGCGCTTGTGATTGGGCTATTTGCTACGCTAAACGCTGAGGGCATTGTCAAACCTACCGAAGTGACTCCAGCAGCAGGAATAGTAGGCTTGTTTAAAATTTGATTATTGCCGCTGGTTGCGTTCCAGTCCGAAGGTTGAGCGACAAGCGGATTGCCCGCGCCTAAATTTGTCCAGTAAGTCGTTGACGTTGGAAGTATCGAGTCGTTGTTTGCAATACATCGGTATACGTTTCCGAGATACCAAACCACATCGCCAACTACATAAGCGTTATTAGTCGCGGTTAAATGGTCGGTTGTAAATGGTAACGCTACAAGTAAGCTTGCGGGAATATCTGCCGCCGTTATAAACGGATTAATACCATCTTCTCCGTCGTTTATTAATTGTGATGTATTAGTTATTTCAGCAGAAGTTACTTTGTTTATGTTTACCTGAATCAGTTGTTCAGTAATGTTTAAAGTAACATCTTCAGTAGTTTCAAACACATTAATATCAATTACTTCCTGAATTTCAGAAGATACTATATTAATTGTTTCATTTGTTTCAGAAACGTTTATGTTTACATTTTCACACATTAGCGGGTTACATCATTTTTAATTAAAAAATTCCCTGAAATATAAGTTTTAACAATGCCATCAAAATCAAACTCAATATCATAAATATAATTAAAAGCAGGTATGTTTATGATTTGCTGATTTATTTTAAATAAGCCGTTTGCAGCATCTGTAATAGTAATTCCTGCATTACCTACAGAAGTTAAAGATAAACCTACTACACCACCGTATTCTTTTCGTAATTGCATACGAATAGTAGTATCTGTTAAATCTACCGGTACAGTATCTACGTTAATCTCGAAGTTTACTGCCTCGAACGTATCGGATTTTATGTGTGTGAAGTTTAAACTCATTTTCTATTTTATTTAAAAATAATTGTAATTTTTGTACGTTCTTTTCTTTGGGTTTGTATGTTTCTTTTATAGTATCCATCCTGTAAAATTTGCAGAAGAATCCGGATATACATCAGCGTTGGAATTTTGGTTATATTCAGGAAACGAAGATTGATTAAAACACATATAATCTATAAATCTATTTGTGTAAGATTGTGCTACATCACGTTCTTTTTCTATTAAGAAATCTATTTCGTTTTTATCTACGTTTGTACTTGCTTCGCTTGAATGTTTAAATACACCTTTATTAGCAATAGTATAAGCAGCGTAGGGCAAATATTCTACCATAGACCAATGTATTACCATAGGTTTAATATAAGTGCTTAAAAGCGTTGTATACGGTTCTTCTAAATCACCTGAAACTATATCATCATTAATCCTTTTAAATAATCGAGTACCAAGATAGTTCTGTATATGAATATCCTGAGCGATTTTAATAAACTGTATAAATTTATCAGTATCAATGTTCCCATTTAATGCAGTAAATTTTACAATATCATCACGAGTTATAAATAGTGCCTGTGCCATTTGTTAGTTTTTAAATCCCATTTTATCCCAATATTCTTGTGTGTAACCTTTTGTTGGCATATCAGCAGGCTTCATAGATACTTCCTTTTCGTTTCTAATTCTATATCCGTACTTTTCAGCTATTCTATTGCTTAATGGTTTAGCAGTTCCACTTGTAGGGTCAACTTTTACACCTTCTAAATTTGCATACGTTCTACGTAACCATTTATGTTCGCATCTCGGCCCGCCTTTGTATAACCAAACATCCACAAAATCAGAACCTTTAACACCAAAGCCCGGATTTACTTTTTGATTTTTCATAGCTATAATATCTTCTTTACGATATACTTTATCTGCATTTAACATTTTATTGCAAAATTCTCTTTCGCCTGTTAAATTACCGCTATAAACGTAACGTGTAATAAAGTTTACACCATCAATTACTTTATCTTGCTCAGGACTTTTAATGTTTGGCCTTGCAGTTCCTGTACTAACAAAATTCCATACTTTAGATAGTAGTGATTTATCTTCTTTTTTATTTATAGATTCTAATTCAAAATCTAATTCTTCTTCTAAATCGTAATCTACTTCTGTTTCATCAATCAATAACCATTCATCACCTAATACTTCGCCTTTGTTTATTAATTCATCAGCTATAGATTCAGAAGCTAAACAAGTGTGTGAACTTAAACCTGTTTCTTCAGCTACTTGTTCTTGTGTTGTAGTGTTTTCTAAATCAGTAAATTCTAATGGTTGAATAGTTCTAAAGTATAATTTTAAAGAAATACTATTTACTGCTAAAATTGTATCTAATGCTGAACAAATTTCTTCTTGGTATGGTTTAATTACAATATTGTCAAACAATAAAGTAGCAGTTTTAATTTCATCTGCATTGTTTCCTAATCCACCATCACCTGTACGTACTCCTAAAAGCATAGGTGAAGTTACACGGTGTCCTACGATTAGTTTTTCAAAACATTCTTTGCTTAAGTACTCGTAATGTGCAGGTGCATCAGTTAAAGGTAAATCATCTACTGTAGTTTTAGATTCAGCGTTGGCATTAAAAGCTATAATTACTTTTTCACCTTGTGCGCCTGTTACCTTAGAAAGAACATCACGTTTGATTCTATCACGCATTTCTTCAGAAGGAATACCATTGTTGAAATTGATAACTTTAGTACCGCTAAATCCGTTGGCAATATCGTTAATAAGGTAATCGCCTATTGATTCCTCTAAATAAGCATAAGGCAAAGCGCCTGAATAATCTATAGGTGTATAATAGTGAAACCCTGAAACGTATGGTTTAATAATATAAATTTCTACTTCGTTTCCATTACCAAAACCAAAAGCAGGAATCTTTTTAGGTTCTTCGCTTGGCTTCTTTTTTGTCCAATCAGGGAAGTAATACCAATTTTCAATTTCGCCTTTATCGTTGCATTTTTCAGCACGTAAAGTATGCATAGGAAAATGTGAAATAGATTTAACTAAATTCTTTTCCATTACAACTTGCATTGCAGCCATTCCTAATAACTTGCGTTCTAATGCTACTTTCTTTAAACAGTCAGGTTTAATGATAGACACCATTTGTGCGTACTCGTTAGGTTTTCTATTAGCATCTAATGCACCTAATCCTTTACCGTATATCATATTAGTAATACCGGTAATAATAGCACCATTTGAAGTACTATAAAGGAATCTATCAATTAAGTACTGAAAGTAATTGTTATCGTTTCCGTATTCGATGTAATTATTTCTTTTACTTTCTCGAATTTCAGGCGATGTATAAGCCGATAAATTAACAACTGAAATATTATTAGTCATATATTATAAATTCATTAGATGTAGCGTGTGCAACGTAAACACCCTGATTAATTGTGTATGTAGAAATAGATTGATTTGTACACATTATTTTATCTCTATAAACGACGTTTGCGCCATCAAAACAAGTTAAGTTATATGTACGCCCATCTATTAGAAATTCAAACGTTAAATCTTCTTGAAATTGCATCCAATACTTTTCTGTTACAAGTACAGGGTTTTCTATTTCGTGTTCTACATTTGCTAATTCATCTTTAAACACCATAGAAGTAATATTACAACTACGTGGCATAAACTTGAAATTTTGTGTGTATGTAGAATCCTTTAAAACTATCATTCTATTTTTTATTAAATAATAAATAAAAGTCGAAATTGTTTTAAAATAAAAAAGGGTAGCTAATGCCACCCTTAATTAAATTGTAAGAATAAATTAACTACCTAAAACAATAGTAAATCCTGCGCCTGCTAAATCATCACCGATAAAATTAGCTGCTACACGTTCCATTCCTTTCAACTCTAATGTGTATCCTGATAAATCGCCCATTACAGTTCCTGAAACAATAGTTCCACCTGTAACTTCCATTCCGTGTTCTAAACCACAATAGAATAAGTTTCCGTTGTTATCTTCTACAATCACTTGTGGTCTACCATAAGCAAGCAATTTGATTTGTTTATGTGTAACAATATCTAAACTTTTCAACTGAAGTTTTACACTTTGGTCAAAAAATGTAGTTCCGTTTTCACGTGAAGAAGTTATAGTTTGGTCAAAACTATTCGTTCCTTTTAATTCGTATTTATATGCTGAAGGTGTACCTGTAACGGTGTCAATTACATCTGTATTTGTTGCGTTGTACGTGTATCCTGTTGCATCACCCCAATTCACAAAATAAACAGCTTTTAAACCGCCTACTGCTGATTTACAGGGTTCTAATCTTCCGAGTGTTATATCACAAGCCATTTTGAAATTTTTTTATAAGTTATTGATAATCAATTAATTATCTTTTTTGTTTGAAGCATTAATAAAAAAAAAGGTGATGTTTATTGCACCACCTTTTCTTGTTTATTTATTATGATTATGCAGCAGGAGTGTACAATACAATTTCACTACCAATTCCGTATTGAACTACAGCAGTAAAACGCATTACAACTCTTACATTTTGTGAACCATCGATTGGCGACATATCAATTAATTGAACTTCGTTTTGGTCTGATAACAAACCTGTTCCGAAATATAAGTTTGATTTTTGTGCAGCCATCATATAATCTGTAGCCATTCCTTCTGCTACGAATACTTTGATTCCGTCAAAAGAAAGTGAACCATTATTCCACCATTGAGTACCCATTGCGTTAGTACCGTTAGCACCTAAGCCACTTGCACCAAAACCACCTAAAGCACGTACATAATCACGAGCAACTGATTGTGAAACGTATAAGTACAAATCTTCTTTTCCGTACAATGCAGCAGGAATTAAATCTACTAATTTGCCCATTTCAGCAATTACGTTACCTGAAGTAACACCACCTGCAGCAGGAGAAGCAACGTCAAGAACTGTAGCATCAGCAGTAGCCAAAGTTACAAATCCATCAAATTCACCTGCAGTAGCAGTAGCACCTTTCCAAATGTTTTGTTCTGTTTTTTCAGCAACTTTAGCGGCTACGTGAGCAATTAAGAAATCAGCAAATGAAGGAGGCAAATTATCAAAGGCAGAATAACCCATTGTAATCGCTTCCCAAGTGTTATGGAAATCT